TCTCTTGTTTTTCGGACCAACCATGATGTTCCTGGTCGGTCGTCATAAATAATATTGATAAAATAATATGAGCCACCAGAAGAAAAGCGTCGTTTTTACGTATGGTCGATTCAATCCACCCCATTTGGGTCATAAGAAGATGATTCAAGGTATCGTGGACCGTGCGCGTAAGGAGAAGAAGAATCCCATCATCATCGTTTCACACACCACCGGTACCAACAAGAACCCCCTGAACGTACAGAACAAGTTGACCATCTTAAAATCTTGGTTTCCCAAAGTGACTTTCATGCACTCTTCGAAGGATACACCCCTCGCAAAAATCACAGATACTTTCGCGAACAATTCAGTCATGATAGTTGGGGAAAATCGCAAGAACAGTTTTGGATACCTGAAGTTCAACAAGGGAAGCATCAATAGGAACGCCACCGCCCCCTCTGCGACCAAGGCCAGAGCTGCGGCGGTTCGAGGAAACGTGAAGACCTTCAAGAAGCTGACTGGATACAACTCCCCCAATATCATGAGTAAAATTAAGAGTGCGAGTACCCCCGTGGTGAAGAAGAAACCTCGTTCAACGAGAGTGTCTAAGAAAAACTCACCCAATAGCAGTATATAATTTTTTTATTACCCACCTTTAAAGACTATATCATCAAAGCCTGACGCCTCGCTTCACTATCAACAAACTCGTTGTGTGTATTCCCCGCGTGTGCCTTGACCCAGTGCATCTCGACGGTATTGAACTTTTCCCTCAGTTCGTCGAGGCGTATCCATAGTTCCTTGTTTTTCACGGGGGTACCCCCAGCAGTCTTCCACCCCTTATTCTTCCACCCATGTATCCACACGTTCATACCTTTCATCACGTACACACTGTCAGTGTAGACAATCACGTCGGTGAGTCCGTGTTCTAGACACTTCTCGAGACCCTTGACGACCGCGGTCATCTCCATGATGTTGTTGGTCGAATGTTCCGTACCTCCGCTGATATCGAAGAGGTCCACGCACCTCGCAGCCCACCCTCCGCGCCCAGGGTTACCCAAGCAACTTCCATCCGTGTAGAGCACATACATTATTATTTTATAGAATCATTTTTTTAAACCTAAGTGAAGCTCTCATTTCTTGATATGCAAGAAACTAAAATGGATTGTGACATTTGCTGTGAGACTATCAATGGCCACAACAAACCCGTGAAATGTGGATTTTGTGAGTTTAGCGCGTGTTCCCGATGCACGGAGAGGTACCTACTTGAAACGCATGATGACGCGCATTGTATGAGTTGTAGGAAAGGGTGGGACCATGGTATTCTATCTGACTATATGACACAAACCTTTTTGAAAAAGGACTACAGGGACCGCCGGAAAGAAGTGCTCCTCGACAGGGAAAAGTCCCTATTGCCACAGACACAACCTGACGTGGAAAATGAACTCGCTGAGAGGGGGCGCAAGAAACTTATAGATAGTCTCGCGTGCCAAAAGAGTTTACTTCAGAAGCAGCTCAATGAGATTACCATCACCCTAACTGACCTACGAGACGGTGGTGTATATCGCGGGGCCGCTAGCGGTGAGTCTTCCACGACGACCCGCAAGTGTCCAGTGGAAGACTGTAGAGGCTTCCTCTCGGAAGGGTGGAAATGTGGTATATGTGAGGCGGATATATGCAAGGCGTGTAACGAGCCGAAGGGTGAAGAACATGAGTGTGACCCAAACAACGTAGAGACCATGAAGCTATTGAATAAGGATTCCAAGCCCTGCCCTTCGTGTGGTACCCTCATCACCAAAATTGATGGCTGTGACCAGATGTGGTGCACACTGACCAACTGTCACACGGCGTTCAGTTGGCGCTCGGGGAAGAAGGTGTTTGGCGTGATTCATAACCCACACTTTATTCAGTTTGCCGCGAATAACGGTGTAGCCGAGAGGAACCCGCAGGACTTACCGTGTGGAGGGTTACCCGATGTGTACAACTTTTTTAACCGTGTGAGACGCTTTGTGAGTATGACTGACCCCACGAACAACAGACTTCAGGACAGATTTTCACGATCCATACAGTTCGTCAGACACATGACACACGTTGAAGAGGAGCGGTACAGGGTGACTGACGTGGTGCATACAAACACGGACCTGCGCGTGCGCTACCTACTCAAGGAGATTGACAATACTCAATTTTCAAATCTTATTATCCATAGAGATACGGCGCGTAAGAAGAAGAAGCTGTTCCATGACATTGTAGTCATGATTATACATACCACCACTGATATTATTAATATCATTCACACCCAGCTCACCCCACAACTTGCTACACAGGTGTATGAACAGATGGATGTACTTGACAAACTCAAGGATTACGCGAACGAACAGTTTAAGCGCGTGGGGATATTGTATAAGTGTAAGTTTCCGTACATTAATTCAAATTGGAACTTTGAGAGATTTGTGTAATAAATTAGAAATAGGATTTTAATATTTAAAAATGCTGAAACACTTTAAAAATTATTTGGTTAATTGTTTTTTGTAGAGAAATCCCAAACTAACATTTAGTTGGAGAAAGCAAGGCCACCCATACCCGACTGGATTCGCAGGACGTTGTAGTTCACGGCGAACATGTTGAGCGACGTGGCGGTGGTACCAGACGACGTCTTGATGGCAACCTGCGCGTTGTCGATGCGGGAGAAGTTGCACGTGCCGGTGGGCTGGTGCTCCTCGGGCTTCAGGGCGAAGGAGTACGCGTACACACCGGGGCAAGGGGAACCGGAGTGGTGCTGGAAGGGCTGCACCTGGTTGAAGTACTTACCCTTCTGCTCCTTGAAGCGGTCCTGGCCGTTGAGGACCAGCTTGAAGGTATCGATGGGACCCGCGGTCTCCTCGGTCCAGAGCGCACCACCGGCGGCACCAGCGAGGAGAAGGGGGGCGCCAGACTGGGACGTGGCCATGACCACGTTAGACTCGGGGGCACCAACGAGGACGTTGGAGGTGAGCACGGGCTCAGCGGAGGTGAAGTTCCAGAGGTTGGAGCGAGACACCGAACCCTGGTCGGCGCAGAAGATGAGCTCCTTGACGGGGTGGTTGTAGGACAGACGGATCTGCTTGGTACCCGAGGCGGCGGCGAGGGTATCCGTACCAGTGTGCTGGAGCTGCTCGATCAGGTACTCGTGACCCTTCTGGGCAAAGCGGCGGCGCTCCTCAGTGTCGAGGTACACGTAGTTACCCCACACCTTGAAGGTGGTGCCATCGGTGTACGAGCTGAACTCGGACGAGAGGTCAAAGTCAAGACGGACCTCGTGGTACTGGAGGGCGATCAGGGGCAGGGCCAGTCCCGGGTTGCGGTTGAAGAAGAAGATCAGGGGGAGGAAAATCGCACCGGCGGCGAGGTCACCGGGGGTGGTCATCTTACCCCACGTGGCCTTCTTGGACTCGTCCAGGTACAGCTCGGAGTACAGACGCCACCAGCGCTGGTAGTGCTTGTCGATGCGCTGACCACCGATGGACAGCTCGACATCCTTGATGGCACGCTCGGCGCAGAACATGGAATCATCGGCGGCACCGGTCACCTGGACGAGAGTATCCTTGGACACCATCTCGATGTACATGTCGGAGATGAGATCACCGTTGCGCGCGACGGTCACGGAGACGCGACCGTTGTTGGCGGCAGTACCGTTGACGGTCTGCTCGATGTTCTCCATAGCGAAGTTGGTGTGGCGGCGGTAAACCGCCTGGAAGAAAGTAACCTTGGGGTTACCGGTCAGGTAAACGTCCTGAGCACCGTAAGCGACCAGTTGCATGAGTCCACCCGCCATCGTTTGTTTTGTACTATATAGCAATATTTTTTTTCAGCGCGAAAAAACCCACACACTTTTTCCTTTGTATATTTAAAATGTCTGAGATTCAGCAGCAACCTGAAGAAATTGTTGAAGATGAAGTGGAGTCTGAGGAGGAAGAGATGTCCGACGAGGACATGGCAGAGTATGAGGGGGAGGAGGGGGACTACATCACGGTGGAGGCTCTCCTGAGTTCCACGCTCATGACCGAGGATGGTGACACGGTATGCTCTGCCCTGGTGAACATCGGTCGCCAGTTGGAAATGCAAAATAAGATCATGGTCAAACTTTTGACCACCCTCCAGAAGAGAGCTTAGAAAAATGGATCGTATACTATATAAAATGGCTGAGCCAACTCACTTCCTCGGTGATCAGGCGAACCATGATGAAGCCAACAGTGCCATGTGGGCTAACCAGATTCAAACATTTAATAATGAACAATTGATGCAATTCTTGAATCAATTGGAACATACTTGGAAAATAAACGAACGAAACAACAGTTACATATCTCAACGTATTGGATACGACAATTTTTTCTCAAAAGATGAACTCGCTGAAGATGGCTACCCCCAGACGGTGGACATCGAGAGGATCCATGGAAAGTTTGTACGCATGCGAGACCATCTCTGTGAGCTGTACCATCGAGCAGATAGCCTGAAGATGATGGATATGGAGGATGACAATGATATGAAACTTTCAGTTCGAGTAAACAGACTCATCGACCAAGTAGATGACGCCTGGCAGATTGTATTTCGCAACGCCCGCATCTCTGAACGAGTCAATAACCCCACGTATGTTCCAATCAACCCTGAATCTGACCCTTCTATTTTTAGGGTATCCACCATTTCAAAACCCGAAGAACTTTCCCCCTTTCAACAAGCCATCATGCAGACCCTGAAGTACTTGTATACCAATAACATCAAGAGGTACAAGGGTCAGTGTTGCACTGAAATTAAAACAGCTTCTGGGTGTTCCACTCGCGCCTGGAAACCTATGCAAAGTATTCAGGAGTTTGTATACAGTGTGGGAAAGAAGGAGGTGGAGTTTGACCTATGGAAGAACCTCACATCTAGGGGTACGGCACACAGGGATGTCATCACCCATTTGTCTAACTGTAAGGATATGCAATTCCCTGATATTGTGAAGAATCGCCATGTCTGGTCATTCACCAACGGTATCTTCGTGGGTAAGGAGTGGTCTGACCAGACTGGACTCTACAAGTCTGCGTTTTACACGTACGATTCCCCTGAGTTTAAGAATCTAGACCAGACTGTGGTGAGTTGCAAATATTTTGAACAAGAGTTTAAGGATTACGGTCATCTCGAAGATTGGTATGATATCCCGACCCCCTTTTTCCAATCCGTCCTGGACTACCAGGGTTTCGAGGAGGATGTAGCGAAGTGGGTGTACGTCATGGGTGGTCGACTGTGCTACGATGTCAACGACATGGATGGCTGGCAGGTTATCCCGTTCCTCAAGGGTGTTGCCCGTTCTGGTAAGTCTACCCTGATTACGAAGGTGTTCCGTAAGTTTTATGGCGCTGAGGATGTTCGTACGCTCTCCAACAACGTTGAGAAGAAGTTTGGTCTGTCCGCCATTTACGATTCGTACATGTTCATCGCACCCGAGGTGAAGAATGACCTGGCCCTGGAGCAGGCGGAGTTTCAGTCCATCGTGAGTGGTGAAGATGTGTCTATCGCCGTGAAGTGTGAAAAGGCCAAGTCCATCGAGTGGAAGACCCCAGGTATTCTGGGTGGTAACGAAGTCCCTCACTGGAAGGATAACTCTGGGAGTATTTTGCGTCGTATTCTCACGTTCAACTTTGGTAAGCAGGTGAAGGAGTCTGACACGACTCTTGATAAAAAGTTGGAACTGGAACTCGATGTCATTCTTCAGAAGTGTGTCAGGGCCTATCTCGAGTATTCACAAAAGTACGCCAACAAGGATGTATGGAACGTGGTACCCGAGTACTTCAAGACTGTTCAGAAACAGGTGGCGATGGTGACGAGTACCCTCGAGAACTTCCTGCAGTCACCGACGGTTGAACTGAACCCCAAGGCGTGTTGCCCCAGAGCGGAGTTTGTCTCCAAGTTTAACCAATACTGTACAGCGAACAACCTTGGGAAGCCCAAGTTCAACTATGACTTCTACGCGGGTCCCTTCAGTCAGCGTGACATCGTGGTGCGTCACCATACCATGGCGTACAAGGGGAGGATGGTGGCGAATCAGGAGTTTATTTTCGGTATCGATTTGATTGACTTTGACAATGAAGGATTTGGTACCGACCATTAAAATATTAACGAATAATAAATATGAATAAGAAAGGTGGTATGTTCAATGAGTTTTTAAACAGTAACAATAACGCTAACACTCCAGTGAATAAGAAAATGAGTATAGATATCACGAGGCATCTCACGAACGATGAGCGTATAGAGTTGAAGAAGGATCTTAATAACGGAAAAAATATCAACAAAAAAATGGAGGAAATGTTGAAGCGTAAGTGGAATAGCACCAACATAAGTTCCCTGAAAGTGTCCCCTCTCAAGTTAGGTTTTTTCAACGCTATAGTGAACGAAAAGTTTGACAAAAAAGAACGAATTGATTTAGTGCCTATATTTAATAAAAAACCTCACACGCGCAAGGCTATTCCTAAAACAACTTTAGAAATTGAAATAAAAAGTATCAAATTATATTTTGGGAGATTTAAAGTGGGTGCCGAGCATTCTTTAACTGGAAAGTTTGGAGAAGTGGATCCGAAGAAGAAATATTTCATGGCTCAGATTGCCGCTCATGTCTATGATGGGAAAGCTAACCAGGGTATAACTTTCAGGGTATACAGGAACGGGAAGATTCATTTCTCTGGAGGTATTTTAAATAATAATATTAAACAGCCCGAACAAATTCGAAAGTACATCGTGGACAACTTCACGAAGGGGGAGGCTTTTCTGTACACCCCTATAGTGTACAACAACACCGTAGGACAGTACAATATGAACGGCGCCGTCAGTCTTTCGGGTGTTGCACAGGCTTTTCGTATAACGGGAAAGGTGGATTATGAACCCGAATTGCGAGCTGCTCTTCGTATGCAATACTCTGGAACGTCGTACCAGTTATTTAGTTCTGGTGTTGTACAAATCCTGGGTGTGCGCGACGAAAAAGACATGCTTCGTGGTTACGAGAGTGGTAAAGAGCTCGCCGAACAGTTAGTCGTCATGGGTTTCTTACGTCCATCTACCATGAACACAAAAAGTATTGTGAAAAAGAAAGAGAAAAAGGTTGTCGCGACCAATAAGAGTACCGCTGATGTCATGTACAACATGAAAAAGAATGTCATTAAGATTGGTAAGAAATCTTGTGTGAGGTTCCCCAAGCCCGAGCTCGTGGCGGCGGCCAAGAAAATAGGTGTGGTGAACATCAAGGGAACCACCACAAAAGAGAAGATTTGTCAGATGATTAAGGAGCGCGTCTTTGGTTCCTTCATGGTTGATAATAAACCATGCTTGGGGTACACTAAAGCTCAAATTGTCCCCTTGGCCATCACGAAGGGTGTGACCGTCTCTGATAACGACACTGTCAAGAGCATATGTGAAAAGCTCCAAAAGCCCTCCACCCCCCCGAAGATGAAAAAAGCTGTCATTGCCAAAGAGAAGACCGATGCGAAGGTGGTTGGTGTCATGGAGAAACGTCGTTTGACCAATAGTGCCATAAAAAGCAACCTGAACACCCTCTACGGTAAGAAGTGGATGAACACCTACAGGGGTGTGATGCCTTCACTGAATGAGAACGTCGCGGCGATTAAGAAGCGCATAGATGTTTTGGAACTCAAGAAGAATAAGAAGGGTCTCCCCTTCAAAAGAGATGTGGACGCCTTGAAAAAATCTACCGTCCGTGAGTGGAAGTTGATGCGAAAGAAGATGTTGAATAATAAACTGAACAATCTTAATAACAATTTTGCTAATGAACTAGAGAATCTACTCAACGTGGAGATTGTCAAGAAGAAGTCGCCTAAAAAGAAATTCCTTAAGGGTACTAAAGTGGAAGAACTCTAAAAAAATCGACAATCATATATTAGACGACACTTTTATCTTATAAATGTACTCATGTAAAGAGAAACCCCTAAAAATAATAAATGTAAGATGGAGAATCCACGAGATGTATTTTTACACCACGCACGAAGTAAACGAGGATTCAATGTAGATGAGATACACGCGTCTGCGCATGTTCGCGAATCTTTGGTGGAAGCTATGTTCTACACTATAGTAGACTATATAGACCATGAAAGAAACACTGATGAAAATGGTGTCGGGAAACTAGAGAGATTGTACTCGTATCCAATAGATTTTTTAAAAGTCGAAGACCCTTACGAATGGTTAGAGGAAAATAGACCGAGTGATGATATCGGTCTCATCGTGTACATTTATGATAACATATATGATATGACACCTGGTAAGCATAGACGGTCACTCCTGTACATCATTAACATGTTAAATTTCGATTTATAAGTTTTTGGGGTTCTGCAACCTGTTTGAGGTGTGACGCGTGGTAGGAAAAGTCATAGCCCAGAAAACTTTCTTTCATTTCGTTGGACACAGTGAAGGCTTCGTGAACTCTGGGGTTCCCCGAACACACGGAGGTTTGTTCAATTTTGAGGAGTCTATCTTCCAACATGAGAAAGAGTTTGAGAGAATCGGGACCCATACCATCTTCACGCATCTTTTCAAACATGCGTTTGGATTCACCTCGAGAGAGATGAAAGTGAGATGTCTTGTAGCCTAGGATTCCCACCTCTTCCATTCCTTGGTTCCACGTGTGCCACACGATGAACAGCATAATTGCCGCGAGTATGATAATCATTTATTAGTACCCAATAAAATAAATAGGTCCTTGATTTTATGAATTGTGTTAAACATGTCATCCTTCGTCAGCACACGGGTAGGGTCTATAATTTCAAATTCAATTTGATACACCATGGGGTCCTCTGCATCCATGTCATGCGAATCACCCACACAAATAGTCATATCAATCGAGAGATTTTTACGAATAAAAGAGACACGTTTCTTTGTCTTTTTCTTATCCATGTCTCGATTGGTATCTTCTGGGAGAGGAATCTCTTTGGATACACTGAATCTCACATCGTAGGGGGTTCCCTTCATCTTTTTGAAATCTTCATTCTTAACACGTTCTTTGCGCACGATAACCTCTGTACCCGTAGCTTCATCCACAGATATCCGTGTTCCATCAGTCTCTCTGTAAAACACCTCGTGTTCAGTGCCGATAACCTTTTCCCACCCAGTGTATTTCTGGAGGCCTAGAATGACCCTATCGAAAGTTGCCTTTCCCACGTTCGTGTCAAACATTTTACCGTTAAACTTTCCTAGGCGCATCTCGAGTTCCACGTGTGGGTCATTTTTATGCTTTTGCACGAGAGGAAAGATCTTGTCACAAAGTTTATGGACTTCCATTTTCAATATGAAATTGCGTGAAACCTCTAAATAACTTAGGTTGATTTTAAATAGCATGCATGGGTTTTATAATAACGGGAACACATGTTATTTCAACACAGCCATACAATGTATGTTACGTATACACAAATTCTCAGAGCACATCCTCCACAGGCCCTACTGTGGGGACTGTACCTTCACCAACAACTACACCGAACTCGTCAGAGTCTACTTCAGGAACGACAAATGTTTGAAGATAAATATTGAACCACTTTTAAAATCATTTCAGGAAAAGTTTCCTCGGTTCAAGGCTCGACAACCCCATGATACCCAAGATGCTCTCTTTTGTATTATAGATATTCTTGAAGTCACGTACCCATACTTAAAGGAACTTGTATACGGTGAAAAGGAACAGCGAACCGTATACCCATCGGGTTCTAAATCTGAAAAGGTACCTTTCAGTATGCTTCTGTTACATAGTGAAGATGGAAAGTCTGTAGGTGAGCTCGTGGGGGCGTCTGAAAAATGGGACACTCTCACCGACTATGTGGATGATGTGGGTAAGAAACATCACGTGGCTACGACGCGTACGAGTATAACGAGGTACCCCCCAATTTTATTTGTTTCTTTTGATAAAAAGGTTCGAGTCGCTGCTGAAGATATATTTGAAAAATATGAAGTGTGTGGAAGTATCATCCATGTTGGAAGTCAATCTGGTGGTCATTACATGTCTATGATTAAACTAGATGCTACATGGTTCGCACAAGACGATGATACAGTTTCTCTCATAGATTTCCCAAAACTTCACGACCACCACGTACTCATGTACAGTTTAAAAAATCCTCCATCTTAATATCCTCCTTAATGTTCACGAGGGTTCTGTAGAAGGTTCGGCGGCCGTTGGGGTACGTCTTGTCTCGGCGGCGCATGAGGGGCTTCCACCACATGGGTTCATCTTGAAACATGTATTGACACTCAACGATGGCATCCTCCTCCACCCACGGTTCGTTAGGAATCTGATGCGGTTTGAGTTCAGATTCAAACACGAGCTTCCCCCTCTCCTGAACGTACAAGCGCCATAGGTTCCCCTTCTTCTTCATCTGAAAGTCGATGGTATTCTTCTCCCTCGGTTTCCACTTGAACATCGTCTCGTGTGTACCAATTTTCACCCACGTTTTGACTGGAGTAAAGATGAGTCCATCAATCTTTTGTGTAACCGTGGGGAGATACTCACTCATGAATGTTTTGAAATCGGTGAGGAGGTGAAATGTTTTCAGTTGTATCTTGATGGGGTCGTATTTGAGGACAGTCAATAATTTTTTCATTTCCTCGATATGTTTCAATCTACTGAGAAAGTCGTATTGTCCGACCACTGTTCCACACACCATGAGGGCGTCGTACACCATAAAAATCTCATTTTCATATAGCTCCCCATCGAGTATACTTCCACTCCCCTCATACACGGATTTCCTAAAGTTCAAGGGACATAGGAACATGTCGAGGGCACGGTTGAGCAACACACACACCTTTTTATTTTCAAACATGAAGGCGAGGAGCATGCATCTGACACCATCAGTTTTTTCACATACCAAATAGGGTTGAGACCGGAGAATATCAAAGTGACGAAACTCAATAGACACGGGTTGGCACCCCGGAAAGATACCCTTGGTCCCCCAATGATGTTCCATGAAACCTATCGCATATTTGTAAAGGGGTTCTTCCCGGTTTACAGATAGACGTTGCATTATATTTGAAGTTTTCCTTTTATTCTTTAAGTCGCTTTAACTCCACTAGAGTTTACGATGTTTCCGATACACTCGTGAGAGTATGTTTGGATAAGTTTTGCAGCTGTGAATGCCACAATGCGAACCCCGTGTTCTTTGAATTTACAAAACATGACATCCAACTTAGGATGGATTTTGTACGTCCCGGTACGCTTGTCTTTGACTTGCTTGATGACATTTTTACACATGAGTACCCACGACTTGGCTCCAGTTGTTTTGACGGTATAAATATTATCAACCACCTTTGCAATGACCTCAGTGTCGAAATCAAGACCCATCTGTTCGATTGGTTCGGTAGATTCTGATAGAACCTTCTCTTTGAACATAGTCCAATTGATACCCTCCTTGACACCGGGGAAGACCACCACACCGTATCCATCATTTTTATTAATGACCATTTTCATAGACTCATCATCCACATGAATACCAAAATCGATGAAAAATATTCTATCGTGCGTCTTCATAAACGTATGAATGGTGTCAGACTTTTCAAAAGGTTCATCATTCACGAAAACCACTTCATTTTGAATGGCACCACTCTGAATACAGAGAATGTTAAACCTGAGGATAGTGTGAAGAGTCTTCACATGACAAGACCTCCCTCGCGTGACGATGATTGTAGCTATTTTCATGTTTATTGTTTTTAGCTCCTAAGCCTTAAGCCTGTGATTAAGACACCCGGTGAATGGAAGATTTCCGACGTGTCCTAGTGTCGTATTACAATCTGCGTAAATCTTCCCACCCATTTGCTGCCAACGCCTACAGAATGCGTAATCCTCCGAGAGGTACCGCCTATTATCAGGGTCAATCATACAATCGAATAGTGCGCAGTACTCATCAAAATCCCTGTTCTGATGGTCATTCTTACATGTGAGGGTGGGTCCGTAATGTTCGTGCATCCTAGTGAGAGCATCTCGGCTTATCATCATGAACCCCGTAGGACCATCGAGAACTTCAACAAACCCATTAACAACTGAACGCTTTTGAGCCCCGATATTCACCACGAGACTCGATGAAAGCATACCCATGTCTCTTTCATCTTTATTCTTAACAGCCTCTTTGGCTTGGTCCCACATGACAACCTTCTTAGGGTACACGGCAACAGAGACATCGTGACCAGACTTAAGAAGGCGCACGACACCTTCGGGATCGAAATCTACATCGGCATCTATAAACATGAAGTGGTCGCAGTCGCTCTTTTGCATAAATCTTCCTATGGATACGTTTCGCGCGCGGTGGACGAGAGACTCATTTTCAGTAGTGTCAATCATGAGTTGAACACCCTCCTTCATGAGACGGATTTGAAGTTTAATGAGACCTTGCATGTATCGCTCGAGGCACAAGCCTCCATAACACGGGGTGCTTAGAAATAATTTAGACATTATTTATAATTTCTATTACACTTTTACCTCTAAGTGACGTTTGGCTATCACGACTATTTTGTTCAAGGTCGGTACAGACACGGAACATTTTTCACATAATTCAGTCTTGGTGAGTTTCTTACCCATCACTAGAAATATGATGGCTGTCGCCACACTGTTGGGAGACTTGCTCATCAGGTCTACACACTCCTCCAAATCTGAACACATTTTATTACATTTAAATCTTTCATCCCTAGAAACTTCGAAAGAGTTGAGAAGTCTCTGCATGACGTTGAATGGTTTCGTCACAAAGTTTTTATCAGTCTTTTCCTCCTTGATGGTATCTGTGAAAATCTGAGTTGTACGACTGAGGTCCTTGCATTGAATGCCAAACATTTCAGCGATCTCCTTGGTAGTACGAGGAATCTGCGCGAGGCGACAAGCATACAGGACACAATTAGCCTTGATACCAGAACGAACCGCCCCTCGGGTCAGCTTTCCCTCGTTGAATTTTTTGTACATGGTCTTTGCATCTTTGAGAACAGTCTCTGGTAATTTATGACACGCCTCATCGATATCCTTGTAGGCGTGAAAGAGTGACCGGTCCTTGTGGTTCATAGAGTTGTGAAAGTTAATCTTCGCCATACGCTTCGTCTCATAGCTCGAAGAATATTTAGTCGCGATGACAGTTCCCTTCCCCCACGCAGCCGAAAAGAGTTCGTGATTCGCAGTGGGGATGGCACATCTCGCAGGGTCTGAAGCTCTCCCATCGTCTGTGACACCACTCGTCCATTCAGCACTTTCATCGATGTATACAGAATCAATAGTTCCACATTCTGTACACACCATCCCCTCCCTGGTAAGAATCTTATCCCCCGAGCAATACATGCATAGTCGATTATCCACTGGCTTTGTGGTTGGTTTGTAAAGTATACGGTCCAAATCGGACCAAATAGTAGCCAGTGTTTCAGTGTTCATTGTTTTTTGAAAATGTTTTTTACATATACTTTTTCCGCACTTAGGTTAAAAATTTACATTGTCCATGTGGATTCTCGCACGAGCTTCTATGTCATCAACAACATGTTTAAAACCCAAAGACCCCTCACTCGGCGGCCTCCATTGTCTCCACATACTATCAACAATCTCGTAGTCGTCGGGGAGGCCCAAGGGACCATCTATTTCACTGTCAGACACCACAAAACCCTTGAGGTCACTCCCACTGTCGTCAGAATCGTCATAAAAAGTACTCTCATCCTCCCCTGAATCCATCTCACCTTTTAGGACGTAGCGCTCGTCAGAGATGTGTTCGAAAACCGTCTCACCGTCTGGATAATGCTCACAGATGCTCTCTCCCCTGATGATGTTGGTCTCTGATTCGAGCGTGTATACCCTGGTACCTTTATAGGTTAGGGATGTCTCTTCGAAATAATGCAACTCTATATAGTCACCACGGTTATTCAAAACCTTCGCGAATAACTCGTCTTCCACGTCATCGATAACGACGACGACTTTCAGCAAATCCCCAGGCTGAACTTCTAGTAATTGGATCATATCTAAAGAATTCAGACAAAAATATTTATAGCTATTAACACACACTATGGGTATCGAAATTCTTTCTAAAATAGATTGTAAATACTGTGACCACGCTGAAGATTTATGTAAGAAGATGAATCTGGAATATATACGGGTATACACGGGTAAAGATGAATTGAAAAAACGATGTGGACCCGGGGGGTCGGTGTACCCCCAAGTGTTTGTGAACGACGTGTACATAGGAGATTATTTCTCTTTTCAAGATTTTGTTGAAGAATCAGAACCCATGCTTCTCCCCACCATGAATAGGTTTACTGTGTTTCCCATCGAGCATGAGAACCTGTGGGCACTTTACAAAAAGGCGCAGATGTCCAACTGGACCGCTGAAGAGATTGATGTTTCCACCGATATGGAAGATTGGAAATCCCTGAGTGATAATGAACGTCATTTCATAAAATATATTTTGGCGTTTTTCGCTGGTTCAGATGGAATTGTTTTCGAAAATATTAATAATAATTTCGCGGATGAAGTGCAGCTCACTGAGGCTCGTTCGTTCTACGCGTACCAGTGTCATAACGAGATGGTCCACGGGGAAACGTATAGTAAACTCATCGACAAATATATTCGTGATACTGCGGAGAAGAAGTCGTTATTTGAAGCAATCATGACAATTTCATCAATCAAAGAAAAGGCGAATTGGGCTATGAAGTGGTTTGATAAGTCTCGACCCTTCGCGGAGAGGCTCTTGGCTTTCGCTTGTGTCGAAGGTATATTTTTCTCCGGAAGTTTCTGTGCCATCTTCTGGTTGAAGAAGCGTGGTCTTCTCCCGGGTCTCTGTTTCAGTAATGAACTCATCAGTCGTGACGAGGGGTTGCACCTGGAGTTTGCGATAGAACTCTTCAAACTTCTGAAACATAAACCCTCCCAAGAAATTGTGCACAGTGTCGTGAGAGAAGCGGTGGCTATAGAAAAGTCATTCATCCTGGAGGCACTCCCATGTAGTCTTATAGGTATGAACTCTGAAAAGATGTCTGAATATATCGAATACGTGTCTGATAGGTTACTCAAGCAAGCGGGGTTCGATAAAATCTGGAACACTCAAAATCCCTTTGATTTTATGGAAAACATTTCCCTTGATGGAAAGACTAATTTTTTTGAAAAGCGAGTGGGGGACTATGGAAAGATTGACGACTCCACGAGTGTCACTTTCGACGAAGAGTTTTAGGGGGTGATGACCACGTTGCTACCATCCGTGCATGCGCATGTCACGGCGGTTTTGGAACTTTTCTTTATAAGAGCGGGGGCGTCCATGTCAGCGTTGATATCCATGGGTGCGAACATGCTTCCACTGTCGAACATGTCGTAGGACTTCTCATTCATACCGGGTTGGGGGAGGGGCGTGTCGACCATGGCAGGGGCGGGACCGACCATAGCGGGGTCCATCTTCATGGGTCCGGGTCCCGTGGGCATCTCCACTGAGGCTGCCTCGGGCTCGTAGGGCGCGTAGGATTCGCGCTTTATATTCATCATTCCCCATGTGATTAACATGAAAACAATCGTGTGGAGAATGAGTCCAGCTGTAGTAGGACACCCGTTGGGTCCTGAAACCCAAGAACCCAGAATGGACCGCATGAGACGGAACGTGTCGGGGTTGGCGACGATGAAGAATAAAAGAGCCGACAGTAAAGATATGGTGAACTTCTGTTCCTGCTTCTTGCCGTTGCACCCGCATCCACAATCTTTGAAAAGACCCATTTTGTATACTCTATTCTGAGAAAAAAAACTTACTTAAAGTCACCTCGCCAATAGAATATATAACAAGTACCATGGCTAACATCATTCAGCGTTACGAGCAATTTGACTCTTCCACCGTCGTTCTCTCCAAGATGAAGAAGAACAAGAATGGGGGTAAGACTGTATACATTAACGCACAAGGCAACAAGAAGCTGTACCTTCAGCTTCCTTTCATGCGATCCCCTTTTGGCCTGAGTGCATTCACTGACGAGGCAACCAACAAAACTTCTTATTCACTGGATCTTTCTTTTGACAAGGACAACGAAGCAGCCACCGACCTCATGGAGAAGCTCTCCGCCCTCGACGCTAAGATTGTTGAGACTGTCGCCGCGAACTCCAAGGAGTGGCTCGGTAAGCCTTACAACATCGAGGTCATCAAAGAGGCGCTATACAAGCCCCTCATTCGCCCTGGTAAGGATGACTACGCATCTACTATCAAGCTCAAGCTCATGACGAAGCCCACTGGTGAGTTCATGGCTGAGGCCTACAACTCTGCGCAACAGAGCATTCCTGTCGATAGCATCGAGAAGGGACAGAAGTGTATGTGCATCGTCGATTTCAACCAGATTTGGTTCATCGATAACAAGTTCGGTGTGAGTGTCCGAGTTTCACAGGTTCTGTGTGAGCAGTCCACGAAACTTCCCTCGTTCGCCTTTCAGGGTGTGACGCAGCAAGCTGCTGGAGAGGAGGAGGAGGAGGAGGTTGGCGAGGTTGACGAATAAAATATTAGCATATAGTATATGGGAAAAAAGACGATTATTAGTCACGTGAGAGAAATAATCACTAGTAAATCTTGTAATCCGAAGAATAGTTTTAAAAAGTACAACGAAGTTGGTGCGGGGGAGTACGGGAAAGTGTACAAGGCCTGTATAAACGACAAGTGTTTGAATAAAATTGCAGTGAAGAACTCGTCGGAGAATATGTCTGCAGAGTTTCTCATCTCTAGAAAACTTGAAAAACTGGGGGTACCCGTCGTCTATGGGTATGAGAAGTGTTCTAACAGGGATTTACTATTCTCTGAATTTATAAACGGTGTGACACTCAAGAGTTTCCTAGAAAAGAAGAAACAAAAAGTGAAAGGTGATGAATTGAAATCTATAATCATTCAAGTGTTGTATATTTTATATACGATTCATAAAGAGCATCCGTCCTTTCGTCATCACGATTTACATTTAGATAATATAATGATAATGAGAAAACGTAACGACACCAAAAAGGAAATCAAAGTTGGTGATAAAACTATTGCATTCGATGACGCTAAATTGGAAGTGAAAATAATGGATTTTGGGTTGGCCACAATGCGGGGTACAATTAACCCCATCATTAGAAAGTCTTCAACGTTTAAAAATAACTATGGTATTTTTCCGGAATCTGATGTTCTCTATGACGTGCATTTATTCATGAATTCTTTATATGTTTCGAAGGGAGCTATTGGAGCTAAGAAGTATATTGAAAGTTTCTTTAAGTCCAAGTATCTAGAGAAAACATCTAGTGTTGTGAATGAATTCAGACTTCGTTCAGACGTGAAACATGAATTACCCACGTACGAGGAGATATTCAAGCATTCTTATTTTTCAAAGCCTGAAAACTCTGTCAAGGTGTTTATTAATAAGTTACCTGCTCCGGTCAAGATGCCATTAAAAAAAGTAAAATCTCCCGTTAACCAGGAAAAGGCTAAACAGAAAGCTATGAATATTCTCAAGAAAATGGCTAACGCTAAGAAGGCGCCCATCAAGGCACCTAAGAAGGCACCTATAAAAAAACCCACACTTATGAAGCCCCCCACAAAACCCATGATGATGAGGGGTTCGCCGAAATAAAAATATGTATATATATTAAACAATGATTGCTGCTATTTTACTTTTCATAATCGATTTAATGATTCTCATGAAGACTGGTGAGATGAAGAAGGTGGTGGTGGTGGGTGCCCCTGGTAAAAAGGATTGGACTGTCTACGGGACCATGGGGTGTGGGTGGACTCGTAAGCAGCTGGAACATATGGAAAGTAAGGGTGTCTCTCATACCTTTGTTGATTGCGACAAGGGCGAATGCCCTGGTATGGACGCTTTCCCTACCCTCGTCCATAAAGACGGTGAAAAGATTGTGGGATTCAAAGAGGTTTAAATACCACGAATCACAGCGAGAGAGACGGAGAGGAGGAACGCGTCGAGGAACGTGGTGATGGGCTTGAGCACGGTGATGTGCTTGACCAGAGAGTTGTTCCACGTGAAGCGGAGAACAAACGTAGACACGAGAATGACGAGCACGAAGAGAAGAATCTCAGTGAGTGCGTCGATAGGGCGACGGGTCTTAATAACTTCCTTTAACATTTATTACATACGGACATTTTTTTCCTGATGTAATATAATGAAATCACCCCCGACAAACGGTTCTGAGAAGTTGTACACCCTTAAAAGATGGAACGGTAAAGTTGGTATAAATAATAACAACTGTTACGCGTACGCTGTCAACGACTTTAAGGATTATCGCCAGTGGAAAGCACAGCCTGGTGAAAGGGTGAATATTAAAGACAACGGTCCCTACGACACGTGCAAGCGGCTGAATAAGTCCGTGGTAGCTGATAATCCTAAGAAAGTATACGCCACCAAGGCTACGACAAAATGCAAACCCGGGTTTTATAAAATTATGATGGTTATATCTAAATGTAAAAATAATGATTATCTCTGTCAAGGAGATTTTCATTTTTACAAGCAGCATAGTAAGACGGAGTATAAAGTGAAGAGGGAGGACACCCATGAGAGTATCGCTGCGTTCTTCAAGGTGCCAGTCTTACGTATAAAGAGGGCCGCCAAGATTTTGAAGCCTGGAAAGATTATACTATTCAAATGCGACTTCTTTAGTCATAAACGTGGGTGGGCTTCGGGACCCCTGATAACCGGTGCCAAAGGTAAACTCATCAAGGACCCCCGTAATATTTCACGGGATTATCCTGGCCTGAATTACGACACCTATTGCAGTTCATTCTGCGTCAAGAATAAGGGCGTCAAAGTCGGACATACTCACCCCAAAATCCGTCAGAAGGCTATCTAGGTCCACAATGTTTTGAACTTCGAAAAATACATCGAGAGCTTCTAGAGCGATTTCATTATTATAGACATTCAAAGTATTAGATGTTTGACTAGACATGTTATGAACAATCACCTGTACTTTATACTTTGAACCGTCGAAAATCTTTCGACATACTGGGCACGTATTCTTACCCTGCTGTTTCCAGTGGTCTATACAGTGAGAGTGAAAAAGATGCCCACATCTAATGGGGGTATTACTTCTCGTCTCTCTCACTGCACTGAGACATATAGCACATGTTGCCATCCCTATCCCACGGGTTGATATTTATTTTTACATTTTAACTCAGTATATACCGGACAGGTTGAGTGTAGTGTCGCACATACCACACAGGTCCTTATCGTCAGTGGGGGGCTTAAGCATCTCAGGCCCCTTCTCTTGAAGAAGTTTGCGGAAAGAATAGTTGTCCTCATACTTGATCCCATTTTGGGTCATGAGGAAATCGTTATATAACATAGATGAGTTGTTGATTGTGAAACACCGACCGTCGGCCATTCCAAGGCGTTGAGACATTTATATTACAATCAGAAAAAAATTTGTCTATTTATAATTGTTTGCGACCAAGATTTAAATCCTAATGATTGAAGCTTTTCTACTGCATCCACTATCTTGTACCCTGAAAAGATTTCAAAAGTGTCTACGATTTCCGTTTTGGATACCCTAATTCCTGGGCAATCGTTGATGTGGTGGTTGATGATATTATAGGCGAATACAATCTCCTTGAGGGTCTCGGCTCCGGTGATGATTATTTTCCCGGTGCTAAAAATGCTTGTGGTAATCTCCTTCATGTCCTCCGCTGGCTTGAACTTCACCTTCACTGCAGAGTATCGGTCGGGTTCGAAAGACACTTTGAACACGTCAGAGTATTTTTCAAAATGGTCAGCGGTTTTCATGAGGTTAATGTTATAGTTGAGACTAAAGTTAGAGTTTATCATCACAACACGGAAAGAATCCACTGGGGGTACCACATCGGGGTCAAAAAGTCTGAGAATGTATTCAAGGCTGGTGATGACATGTTTACAGTTGATGATATCGTTGCACCCAGCCACTTGGATACTCCCATTTGGGAAAATCTTGATAGACTTGGTACTGTAACAATCTTCGTATGTCAATGTGATTTGGTTGTAAAAGGTTGTGGGTTTTAAAGACCAAGTGATACCCTTGGATTTCAAAGTGTTTTTGTGCAAGGTGAGTGAAGATGCTTCAAAGGCGGTACGCATTTTGTTGATGTCGACAGGTTTCGAAAAGGATGATACCATTGTGATGGTCGTGAGCTTTATCCACGATGGTCGGATATCATCAGGTAAGTTTTTTCGAAACTCATCGAGAGTCAGGAGGTAAGAGAATGTGTTGTTGGATATGGAGGAGTACATTTTTGTATAATAACTTTTTGAAAGTTGTCCTCGACTTAGGCTTAAAATATTCATTCTAAGAAAGTGTAAGATGCCGTGTCAAAGGTGTAAGAAAAAGTGTGGTGTGCCCATAGACTGTAAGTATTGTACAGGGTCTTTCTGCCCCAGTTGTACTCACCTCGAACGCCACGAATGTCCAGGTATAGAAAAAAAAATCAGACAAGATTTAACCAGTTTAGAGAAGAAAGTGGAGTATATACCAGAGAACAAATATGCCTTCCTTCGTTAAAGAAGCCCATGTTTTTCATGACAAGCTTACCAACAAGCAGTGTGTCGAACTCAAATACACGCGATATATCGAAGGTCAAGGGTATTGTGACTTTGCTGAGTGTTTCGTCGCTGGACCCATCGGGGGCTGGTGTGACATCACGTCTTCTCGGGAGTGTATGAGGTATGAACAGTTTCTGGATACCATGGTGGAAAAGACTATCGAAACCAGGAGGGTCATGGCATTGATAGAATTGGAAAATGTACTTTGTGAGAACAAAAACATTTATTCACTTTTGCGTGTTATGAATTGCGTGAAGATTCTGGATCCCACATTTATACCACCCTTCATTAACACCAAGTGCTCGTGGCAGAAGAAATTGGTCAAGAGCATGTGTAACCGCACTCTTCCCCATGTCATTGAGAATTGTACTAACGAAAAACGTCTCGATACGTTTTTCATTGTAATGCGATTAATAGAATCAGAAATATAATAAACATCATCGGGATAGTTAAACCACACGTCTTTTCAACAACCTTTTCAACAACCTTTTCAACATTCTTAAATAACATCGTAAAACCTCTATCTATATTTCTCCCGGGTAGAAGAGGTCTAGATAAAGGACAGTTGGGTTTGGTCGGTCTACACATGTCAGTCGTTCGGTCACCAGCCGTGATACCATACTCACACATAGGACTCTTTTCATCATCAGGGAACTTTTTTTCCTGGACAGGGAGGGGGAACGTATCAAACTCCTGGGGTTTCCTACTCGCGCCTGGTAATGAAAAATCGGCCATCACGTAGGGGTTGAAATCATTGATAGTGTTGGTATCACTGAGCATATGCCTACTCATCGTATATCATTATGATATATATTTTTTGTGTTGCATCTTTTGTCCATGCTTCGTCCACATGTCATCCAAATCGACGTTTAGCATATGTGCTAATTGAAAAAGATAACTGAAAACATCACCCATCTCCATCGTGATATCTACACCACGGTCCTTTTTCAAGTTTGTTTTTTTAAATGTTCGCTTGTATTGTCTAATGGCTGACGCGAGTTCTCCAAACTCCTCTGTAAGTAAAAGCCACACCGTGTTTATCTCAGCTTTATCCCAACCCTTAGATTTACAAATCTTTTCCGTCTCTGTCTTGTAATAATTAAGCGACGCCATCTTATTATATAAATACCTGTAACCTTTATACCCCTATCTTTGCGTCTACAGGTATTTTCGTACCATAAGTACTGGTGTTAGCAGGAGCCTCTGGAGGGACCGCCATAGTATCAATATCACGCATGTACCCCATGAACTGAGCGACACCGGATTGAATCTGACTGATAGCTGTCTTGATGACCATGGTGTTCATAAATTTCACCTGTTCATTCACAGCGACAGCGTGATTACCAGCGTTGTTGATGAACACTACTCGCATGATGCTGAAGAGGTCATCTTTATTTTGGTAGTCGATGGATACCCCAGTATCATTCTTAAACTGTTGGCGAATGGCACGCTGGAGAAGGTTGGTGTTAAACTCTGAGAAGAACAAGGTGTTCAGGGGAGTGGGGGTCTGCTTGATGGAATTCAGGTGAAGAGGTTCACACATTTAATATAATCCAGGAAAAAAACTATGTGTAAATTATAAATGATTGCTACTGCTGATTTCGATGAAGCTTATGGTACCAAGGCGTGTAATTATGAACGCCCCATCTGCCAGGCGCCCGAATGTTTCATCGCGTCTTACGCTCCCGTGTCCAAGCCTGGGGAAGAAGGCCCTTTCAACGTGAACACGTATTTCCTCCAGCCTAACAGGTACGCTGAGACGGTTGGCCCCGTTCCTGTGCGAAGTGTGGATTTTAAATGTTAATTAAAAACTAGAATTGTAATAGTATTATAAGTACCATGAGGGTTATTAAACGGTCCGGTCGTGTTGAAGACGTAAAGTTTGACAAAGTCACCAACAGGATCTCCAAATTGCGCTATGCATTATCAGAACAGGTCGATGCATCCATGATTGCTAAACAGGTGTTCTCTTCTATGTATGATAACATCACCACCCATGAAATCGACACCCTCTCTGCAGAAATTTGTATCGGTATGATTACCAGTGACCCTGATTATGAAATCCTATCGACCCGTATCGTCGCGAGTAACATCCAGAAGACGGCCCCCAAAAAGTTCTCAGATGCCATGGATATCCTGTATTACTCTGGTATCGTCACAGAAGAAGTGAAACGTATGTCTTTTCTAGTCGACGATGTTATCGACCCTGAGAGAGATTTCCTTTTTGGATATTTTGGTATCAAGACACTGGAAAAGGGGTACCTCATGAAGGTCAAAGATGTCGTAGTAGAGACCCCACAATATTTGTACATGCGTGTGGCCCTGGGTATTCATGGTGCTGATATTGAAGCTGCGACCGAAACGTATCATGCTATGTCTAACGGCGCGTGCATTCACGCCACACCCACACTGTTCAATGCGGGTACCCATAGGCCACAAATGTCATCATGCTTCTTGGTTTCAAATAAGGAAGACAGTATCGATGGGATTTATGATACCCTCAAGGAGTGTGCACAAATTAGTAAGTGGGCGGGGGGTATAGGTCTGCACATCCACGATGTCCGAGCGAATAACTCAATCATCAAAGGTACAAATGGTCAGTCTGATGGTATCATCCCCATGATGCGTGTGTACAATGCGACAGCGCGCTACGTCAACCAAGCTGGGCGCCGCAAAGGTTCGATCGCCATGTATATCGAACCCTGGCACGCAGATATCATGGACTTCCTCGAAATCCGCCTGAATCAGGGGGATGAAGAGGCGCGATGCCGAGACCTTTTCTCAGCCCTATGGATTCCAGACCTTTTCATGAAGCGCGTTGAATCTGGGGGCACCTGGTCCCTCTTCTGTCCCAACAAGGCTCGTGGCCTCTCCGATGTGTACGGAGACGAGTTTGAGGCGCTTTATGAAAAGTATGAAAAGGAAGGTCTCGCTGACGCCACTGTCCCTGCCCTCGATATTTGGAAGTCCATCATCAAATCTCAGAGTGAAACGGGTACCCCTTACATGCTCTACAAGGATGCATGCAACAAAAAATCAAATCAAAAAAATCTAGGCACCATCAAGAGTTCAAACCTGTGTTCGGAAATCGTGGAGTATTCAAACGCAGAGGAGACTGCGGTGTGCAACCTCTCTTCCATCGCCCTCCCAACGTTCGTGGACAAAGAGACAAAGACATTCAATCATAAGAAATTGCATGCCATCACAAAAATGATCACAAAGAACCTGAACAAGGTCATAGACCGTAACTTTTACCCCACGGAGTCTGCGAAGCGTTCAAACATGCGTCACAGACCCATCGGTATCGGGGTTCAAGGTCTCGCCGATGTGTTCATCATGTGTGGACTCCCCTTCGACTCTGAAAAGTCTCGTGACCTCAACGCGCACATCTTTGAGACCATGTACCACGCGGGTCTTGAGGCGAGTTGTGAACTGGCGGAAATTGATGGGGCCTACGAAACCTTCGCGGGGTCCCCAGCCAGTCAGGGTATCCTCCAGTTTGACATGTGGGACCGCACGCCTCGATTCAGTGGGTTGTATGATTGGGAAGCCACGCGGACCCGTGTCAAGAAGGGTATCCGTAACAGTCTCCTACTGGCTCCCATGCCTACCGCGAGTACATCACAGATTTTGGGTAACAATGAATGCTTCGAGCCGTACACGACAAACATTTACCTCCGTAGAACTTTGGCTGGAGAGTTTGTGGTTGTCAATAAGCACTTGGTGAGGGACCTCCAAGCTCTGGGTCTTTGGTCAAAGGATATGAAGGACCTCATGATTAAATCGGGTGGCTCAGTTCAAAATATCACGGATATACCCACCGACATCAAGGAGATTTATAAAACTGTATGGGAAATCAGTCAGAAAGTCATCATCGACATGGCTGCGGACCGTGGTGTTTTTGTTGACCAGAGTCAAAGTATGAATCTCTTCGTGGAGAGTCCTACCCTGTCGAAGCTCTCATCTATGCACATGTACGCATGGAAGTCTGGGTTGAAAACTGGTATGTATTATTTAAGGAGCAAAGCAAAGGCACGACCTATCCAGTTTAGTCTCGAGGCAGACTGCACTGCTTGTTCAGCTTAAAGTTTTGGAGACTTAATAATACAAAGGGATGGCTAAGTTTCAGACCCTCATCGATACCCTTGACATCCCCGATTACGATGGTCGTAAGATTTCTCTGGGTACCAAGGAAGGGAAGCCCATGCGCGTGCAGACCCCTCGGCTCTACATGCCCTTCGGCATCTCTGGATTTACCCCCGCTGTCGGTGCCACTAAATGGAACATCGACTTTTCAATGAAGGGATACGATGAAGAGGACAACTATGTGAAACACTTCTATGAAACTCTACAAAAGGCTGAGGCTGCCATTGTTGAGGCTATTCATAAACAAAGTCCCAAGATTTTTGGAAAGGAAATGAGTGTTGAAGAACTCCTACCGATGTTCAATTCAAATATTAAAACATCCCCTGACCGCGAACCCAAGTTCCGTGTGCGTGTCGATACAACTATGGATGGTGAGCTGAAACCCGGTATTTTTGATAGTGAAAAAAATGTTATTAAAACTGCTGTGAAGGATAAACTATACGCAAGGAATTCAGGTGTTGCCATCGTAGAGATGAACAGCGTGTATTTCTTGAATAAGAAGTTTGGTGTCACTTGGAAACTTCATCAACTGGTGGTACATGAACCCCAACAACTCAAGGGGTTTCAATTTATTTTGTAACTCTCTCGTCTGCTAATAATAACTGATAAATCATCTGGGCTTCTTTCAATAGTTTTCCCTTCACCACGGTGAAACTATTCGGATCGTCATTCAATTTTATTTTTGCAATTCTCACAGATTCATCCCACTTAGCGAGTGTCATTTATTTTACATCTTCATTTTTTTCACGAGCTTCTTGTGAGCCGCAGTCCCCGCCTTGGGCTGCAGCTTGAAGACACCCTTCTTCGCCTTGAAGACCTTCACCATCGCCTTGGTACCTTCATCCTTCATACGCTGCTTCGCCGCGGCGACAGCAGCCTTGCTCTTTATCAGACCGTCCTTGCCCTGCATGAGGTCACACTTCCCGAGACCACCCGGGGTATTATCAGCGGTACCGTGGAAAACTTGCGCGCGAGTACCAACAACCATTTATAGTATCACCGGAAAATTTTTCGGATGGCATCGATTGACTTCTCCTGCTTCATAGGAATTTGAAATTCAATTCTTTTATCGTTGAGAACTTCGGCGCACAACACGGACTTATGACCCTGGAGAGACATCATGGCCAAGTCAACGCTTCTGAATTTCTGGGTGTCATTGTAAACAAACTTTTTGACATGCACTTCTTTAGTTTGCCCTGACCTATGACACCTCCCGATAGCCTGGAGTTCGGTGGATGGGTTCCAAGAGGGAGACATGATGTACACCCTGGTGGCACACTGAATATTGAGTCCCTGACCACCACACTTAATCTGTATGATGAGCACACTGTTGGAAGGAGCAGTCCCAAAAAGCCCCAATCTCTTATGTCTCTCATCCTTTTCGACAGCGCCATCGATGCGAAAGACTGTGCACATCAGGGACTTTTCAATGTAATCCATCTCACCCTTGAACTGACAAAAGACGATAGCCTTTTCGTCTGGGTGACTATCGATGTGCATGAAAAGTTTATCCATCTTATTGGTTCTGTGTTCCCACCGTTGTGGAGGCTGTTCAGTCTTTTTCGCCACACCATTGAGATACAGTTGTGGCCAAATCGTGAGTTGTCGAACACGTAAGAGACACTCGAGGATGTGCATGTTCCTCGCCTCCACAGAGGTATTGGTGCGCATCACTTGACTGATACTCTCCTGACACTCCATAAACGCACACTCATACAGTGCCAACTCTTCGGGGTACATGTCAAGTTCTATATTTTCAAAGTGACAATAGGGGAGGTCCAAAGAACTATCAGCCTTTGTGCGTCTCATGATGTAGATATCCTTGATTTGTTTGTGCATGGCCTGTACAGTGTTCTTGGGTATACCAAGAAAAGCGCATAAGGTGACAAAATCCTCCATGGAATTGAATATAGGTGTGCCAGTCACGAGCCACCGGATGGTAGAGTTGAGACCATTGACAGATTTGAAAGTCCTCGTCTGTCTGTTTCGAATCTCATGGGCTTCGTCGAGAATAATACGATCCCAATTGACAAGTCCGAGAATAGAAGTCTTGCTATGGGTCACACTGTAAGGACAAACAACAACATCATGTGTAAGCAGATCATTTTTTTCTTTTGTTCTTTTGGGTCCATCATACACGAGGACACTAAGCCCTGGTGCAAACTCCTGGAGTTCTTTTGACCACTGGGTCACGATAGTTTTGGGAACCACAATAAGTGTATTTTTTTTGGGGTTCCCAAGAATAGTCGCTATAATTTGAATTGTTTTACCAAGGCCCATCTCATCACAGAGAAAACCACCCTTGGGGCCGTCGAGTTGATTTTCCATCCCGAGCATCCATTTGACTCCGTCAACCTGGTACGGCGCGTAAAGATTTCCGTTGAGAGTATATTTCGTCATTGTTTTAACTTGGAAATATCTTGAGGTTCCTCTTTACTTAGGTTTGATTCTTTCTCCTTTTGATATTTGAGACGTTTGTGGTCCAAAATCTTTTCCCTGTTCTTCTCACGGTACTTCAAGTCGCTATTCTGCTTGCTTGTCAGTCCTGATAGATCCCTGTCTTTCATGACTGTCCTTCTTGGTTTTAAGGGAACTAGTTTATACCCGTACCCTTCTGGTGGAGCAGGTAGAGTAACCTCTTCCA